ATTAGTATCTAGCAACGATATTCCAGCTACTGCCAAATAATGGAAATAATTTGTTATGTATTTATAGTTCTATGGATAATGGGAATATCTGAATAATGGAATTTTTTTTACCAATAAATACAATTATAGGAATGATTGCGATTGTTTTTATAATTCTATATACTCTTAGACCATGAAATTAAGTAATAATTTTTCTTTACAAGAAATGATACGTTCACAAGTAGCTGAACGTAAAGGGATAAATAATAATCCATCACCAGCACAAATAGAAAATCTTAAATTATTATGCGAGAATATACTTCAACCCGTAAGAGATAAATTTGGAATAGTAACAGTATCAAGTGGTTTTAGAAGTGCTGAATTATGTATTGCAATAGGTTCAAGCGTTAATAGCCAGCACGCTGACGGGAAAGCTTGTGACTTCGAGGTGTTTGGAGTTGATAATGAAGTATTAGGAGATTGGGTTTATAATAATACACCCGTAGATCAATTAATATTAGAATTTTATAAAGGTAAAGAAGAACCAAACTCAGGTTGGATACACGCATCTTACAACAAAGAAGAAACTAGAAAACAATATTTGATAGCTTATAGAGAAGATGGTAAAGTAAAATATAAACCTAAATTAATTTAATAGGTGGGCGACTTGCTAGCGGAAGATCGCCCATAATAACTAAAGGATAATATGAAACTAACTAAGAAACAAAAAAAACTTCCAATGGCTTTACAGAAAGCTATTATGAAAAAAAAGAAGAAAACTAAAAAGAGGAGATAATTATGCCATATCATACAGGACACGGAAAGAAAAAAAAGAAGAAGAAAAAAGGTAAAAAGAAGAAGTAATGGTTAAGGTCGCATCAATAAAGAATATTATTAAAGACCTTAAACCAAGACAACAAAAAACAATGAGAAGCCACGCAAGGCATCATTCTTTAAAACATATGAGATCTATGGCAAGAGCAATCAAAAGAGGTAGATCGTTTGCACAAGCGCATAGATTAGCAATGAGGTCAGTAGGAAAATGAGTGGCTTTACAACGACAGGAACTTTATCAGAAATGATAAACAAGTTTCGTTATAGAAAGAGAAGAACAAGTGGCAAAAAAAAGAAAAAGAAGAAGCGTACCAAAAGATAAGAAGACAGATTTACCTAAAAAATATTTGTCAGGTCTTAAAGGTCGTAAAAGATCATCAAGAGCAAAACTCTTACAATCTATGTCACGTCTATATAAATCAGGTGCAGTAATTCCTACATCAATGTTCAAAGCAAGGGTTAAGTAATGACAGTAAGAAGAAAACCATTATCAGCTAGAGTTGTTGCTACATTAAGAGCAAAAGAAAAAAAAAAAAAAAATATAACTCTTGGTATGCTTAAAAAAGTATATCGTAGAGGACAAGGTGCTTTTTTATCTTCAGGTTCAAGACCAAGAATAGGAATGGCACAATGGAGTATGGCTAGAGTAAATTCTTTTTTGCGTGGTAGCAGAAAACACGATACAGATTTAAGAAGAAAAAGTAAGAAAAGATGATAAGTAATGTTTATAATTTTCCATTAGGATTATCTGTTCAAAAAGGATTAGTAGATAATTTTAGTGGTGTTCAAAAGTTTGGATTAAATACTGCTGTTGGTACATCATTTGAAACAATATGGGACGGCAACAATACTTACACTTATCCCTCATCTGCTGGAACAGCTACAGCAACATCATCAGACACTTCATCAGACAACACAGGAACAGTAGAGATACAAGGTTTAGATTCTAATTACGATCTAGCAACTGAAACATTAACGATTGGTGGAAGTGCTGGTTCAACTTCTTTTATCAGAGTGTTTAGAGCATTAATGAAAACTGCAAACACAGGAACTTCTAATGTTGGTGATATAACAATTACAGTTTCATCTACAACAGTTGCGAAAATAACTGCTGGTTATGGTCAAAGTCTTATGGCTATTTACACAGTTCCAAGAAAATACAATGCTTATATATTACAGTTAGATGTTGGAAGTTCTAAAGATTTAGAAAACGAAATAAGATTAATTACAAAAGAAATATCTAATGGTGATGTATTTAATACTAAGGCCTTTATAACAACAAGAGGTGGTTTTATTGAGAAGAACTATCTTGTTCCTATTAAAGTACCTGAAAAGACAGATATAGAGATTATCGCTAAAGCTAGTGCCACATCTGCTGTTAGTGCTGGATTTGAATTTATACTAGAAAAAGTAGATCAATCTTAGTATATTGTGGTATGAAAAAGGCAACAACAACTAACGAAAAATTTATAGAAATTGATGGTAAGATAAAACTTATTCATCAAAAAATTCATACTATAGAAACAAATCATCTTAAACATATGCAAAGAGATATAGATAGAATTTTATATCTGATTTGTGCAGTTGGTGTAGCCGTAGTCTCTCAGTTCCTTTACATTATCTCAAAATAACTGTACAAGTAAAACTTGTATGAATCATAAAAGAATTTTAGTCATTTCTGATATGCACGTTCCATATCATCATAAAGATTCAATTAAATTTTTAAAAGAAATTAAGAAAGAATTTAAACCTGACTTTATAGTGAACATTGGAGACTTGTTAGACTTCCACGCTATATCAATGCACTCACACGACCCTGATTTATTTTCTGCTGGTCACGAACTTAGAGAAGCTAGAAAGTATGTAAAAGAACTAGAGGGTATCTTTCCTAAAGTAGTAGAAGTAGATAGTAACCATTCTAGCTTAGTTTATAGACGTGCTTTAAAGTTTGGTATGAGTAAAGAGTTTTTAAAAGATTACGGAGACTTCTTAGGAACTAAGAAATGGAAGTGGGTAGATGATTTAACTCTTAAAATGTCTAATGGTCAAAAATGTTTTTTTACTCACGGAAGATCAGCAGACATATTAAAAGTTTCTCAAACTATGGGAATGTCAGCGTGTCAAGGCCACTATCATACCAAGTTTTTAGTAAGCTGGTGGGCTAATCCTGATAATTTATTCTTTGCTATGAACGTAGGTTGTTTAATAAATCAAAAATCTATGGCTTTTGCATATGCTAAAAATTTTAAAACAAGGTTCATTTTGGGTTGCGGTATTATTATAAATGGTATCCCTAAACTTCTACCAATGGTTTTAGATAATAAAGGTAAATGGATAGGCAAGATAGTATGAAAAAGACGTGCTGTAAGCGTCATATCTCAACGGAGAGTGCCTTAGATAGACAAGAGCAAGGGTCACACTACAAAAACGCAAAGATACAAGCTATTGAGTTTATAACAGCACATAAGCTTGATTTTATAGATGGTAATATAGTAAAATACGCAGTTCGTAGAAAAAACGGAGAATCTGACGTGGAACGATATAAAAAGATAAAACATTATGCAGAATTAGCTATGGAGTTAAAATGTGGTTAAGTGCAATTAAAATAGCAGTACAAGCGGGTTCAAAGATTTACGCTAATAGACAAAAAGCTAAGATAGCAATGTCTGAAGCACAATTACATAACCAAAAGAAAAAAGCACGGGGAGAGGAATCATATCAAGGTAAATTATTAGAAGCTCGACAAAACGACTACAAGGACGAGGTAGTTTTATTTATATTAACACTCCCAATTTTAGTGTTAGCTTATGGGGTCTTCTCAGACGACCAAGAAGCTATGTCTAAGATAAATCTATTCTTCGAGCATTTTCAAGCACTTCCTACTTGGTTCACTAATTTATGGATTTTAGTAGTTGCTAGTATATTTGGTATAAAAGGCACACAGATATTCCGTAACGGAAAAAAGTAATTTAATTTAATGTTGAATACCTATATTGTTAGTTATGTCTAACTATGTAGATTATGTAATAACCGAACTAACTGTTGATCTAACAACTTCTCATAATGTAGGACGTGCTAGTTTTATCTTTATAGACCTAACACCAACATTTCCTAAAGTTGCTAATATGCTAGATCAGATTAAACAGCGAGATGATGCTTATATTACTAATTACAGCATATCTACTACTGAGATTACTGAGTCAACAGATTTAACGGGCTTAGAATTTACACGTCACTAAGCAACAAATAAAAATAGAACACTATCACAGCAAACATAACAAGATAAGCTAAAGTCTTAGCTATTATAGTCTTCCATTCGATCTTATCTTCTTTTACCTTTTGATAATGACCATTTGTATCTAAATATAACTTTGTCATTTTCTACTCCTTATGCGTTAATTGAACGTCACGTTTTATTTCTGTTTGTTTAAAGCTTATGTATCTATCTAAATTGTTGTAATGGTATCTAGCAGAAATAAGTTCTTTTTCAGCTTTTGCATATTGCTCGACTATATCTGTATATTCTTTATCAGTTCTAGCTTTATGTTCAGCTTCTACAACAGATTTACTATCAAGCTTATGTTTTAATACACACTTACTAAACATAGCTTTTTTTCCCTCATCTAAAATTATTACTTTCTCTTGCCAATAAGACCAAGCTTGGATTGCTGTTTCTAATTGACGATATGCTGTTACACTATTTAAATTCATATATGCGTTGTCCATTTTTATCTCCTATGGGTATTCGTATAAGTCTTTTATAAGGTCTTGGTCATCTTGTATCTTTTGACGCAAAGATTGTATCTCATTTCTAAGCTTATTGTTTTCTTCTCTGAGTCTAGTATTAGTAACCCTCAACTGACCATTAATAGTTTTATGAGACTTATTCATAGTCTCTAATCTATCAATGGTGTTTTGTTGATCTTTTAAATGCTCTTTCAGCATTACGTTATGTTTTTCTATTGCTTTAGTTTCAATATCACTCATAGACTAAAATGGTATTTCATCATCAAGGTCAGATAACTCAACAGGCACAGCATTATCGGGTGCTGATGGTTGGGCTTGTGTCATTGGTTG